CTCGTAAAATACCAACTTTTTAAAATAAAAACACAACAAATTAAATACTAAATTATTGTAACTATATGAAAGCAACAGATATGTTAAACAAGGTAAAAGAAGTTCTAGGTGTAGAAACACCTGAACCTATAGAAGTAAAGTTAGCACAAGCTGAACTTGAAAACGGAACTATAATTGAATCAGAAGAGTTTAAAGAAGGCTCTGAGGTATTTATAGTAACAGAAGATGAAAGAGTACCTCTACCAGTAGGTGAGTATAAGCTAATTGATGGTGAAGCTCTAATTGTAGAAGAAGAAGGTATTATTAAAGCTATTGGTGAAGCAGAAGAAGAAGTTGAAGAAGAAGTTGAAGCTGAAGTTGAAGAAAAAACTTATGCTACTAAAGAAGAGCTTGAAGAAGTTAAAAAAATGGTAGAAGAAATTAAAGCAATTCTTGAACCTAAAGAAGAAGAAATGAATGAAGAAAGTACTGGAGAAAGTACTGGAGTTAAATCTGAAGAAACAACTACTAAAACAGTTTACGCTGAAAAAGAAGAAATGAGTGTACAAAAAGTATCTCATAATCCAGAACCAGAAGCTAAACCAAATTTAAATCTTCACGGGCAAAATAGAACAAAGAATACTCTAGATAGAGTAATGGCAAGAATAGCAAATAAATAAATAAATAAAAAAAATGGCAACAACAATTTCAAATGATGTTAAGAGAATTCTTGACAAAACAGTAACAGTATCAGCAGTAACACAATTATATCACGCTGATTCAGGAACAACTTACTTTCTAAATGCAGCTGCAGGTGTAGCAATAACATTACCAGCGGTAAAAGCAGGAGTAAGTTTTAAATTTATAACAGCAGCCTCTTTTATTACTACAGCTTGGACTGTAACAGGTGGAGCAGCAGTAATACAAGGTTCTATTATAGTAAATGGAGCGAAAATAGCAGGAGCAAATGAAACTACAATTACGTTTGCACACGCAGCAGAAACAGTAGGTGATCACGTAGAATTACAATGTGATGGAACAAACTGGTTTTTATCAGGAGTTGCAGATGCAGCAGGAGGAATCACATTAGCATAATTAATAAATAAATAAAATAAAATGAAACAAAATGTAAAATTAGCAACTACTACTAGTATAACTTCAAGTTATGCTGGAGAGTTTGCAGGAAACTATATCTCTGCTGCACTTTTGAGTGGTTCAACTTTAGATAACGGTTTAATAACAATCAAACCAAATATCAAATTTAAAGAAGTAATTAAAAAAGTAGCAACTGATGGGCTTGTAAAAGATGCGAGTTGTGATTTTGATCCTACTTCTACTATAACTTTAACAGAGAGAATAATCCAACCAGATTACCAAAGTGTAAATTTACAATTATGTAAAAAAGATTTTCAATCAGATTGGGATGCAATTTCTATGGGATATTCAGCATTTGATAGTTTACCAACTTCTTTTTCTGATTTCTTAATAGCTCACGTATCTGCTAAAGTAGCACAAAAAACAGAACAAAATATCTGGAATGGAGCAGCTGCAACCAATGGAGAATTTGGTGGTTTTAAAGAATTAATGCTAGCCGATGCTGATGTAACAGATGTTGGAGCTGGAGCTGCAGTAACTTCTGCAAACGTAATTGCAAAATTAGGATTAGTAGTAGACGCAATAGGTTCAAGCCTTTATACTTCTGAAGATATGTTTATATATGTATCTCAAAACGTTGCTAGAGCTTATGTAAGAGCTTTAGGAGGTTTTGCAACTAACGTAGGTGCTGCTGGTGTAAATCAAGATGGTACACAATGGTACACAGGTGGAACTTTAAGTTTTGATGGTGTTAAATTAGCTGTAGCAAATGGATTAGCAGATAACACAATGGTAGCTGCAGAAAAATCAAACTTATTCTTTGGAACTGGTTTATTAAACGATCAGAACGAAGTTAAAGTAATTGATATGGCAGATATTGATGGATCACAAAATGTAAGAGTAGTAATGAGATTTAGTGCTGGTGTTCAATACGGAATTGGATCAGATATAGTTCTTTATTCTTAATAAGTAATTAACCAAAAAATCAGGGTGGGTAAGCAATAAGCCTATCTACCCTTTTTTTATTAAAAATATATAAATATGGCTTGTGATTTAACAAAAGGTAGAAAAGAACCCTGTAAGGATTCGGTAGGAGGAATTAAAGCTGTGTATTTTGCAGACTTTGGTGATATAACCATTGCTTATGATGGTGTAGACACAGATG